CTCCCATGTGGGAGCCTCGCGAGATTCCATCTCGTTCATCATGAACCCTTATTAGGATGGGAACAGTCCTTTGGCCAAAGCCCAGCGGATGCCGGCTGTTAGCGGCGCTTTCAGTATTCTACCCGGAGGGTCCCCGAACGTGAGAACGTACGAGGATTCCGGCTTGGAATCTGTCTTCATCGATAACACCAGCGGAGACCATGTCACGCCTAACGCTTTCTATATGGATCGCGTTAGAGTGACTGGTGGGTTTGCGTCTGGAAAATATATGTTTTCACCAGGTTATGGTGAAGAATATACCCAGTATCCTACTCGTATCTATGATAAGAGTCGGACATCGCCACCCGGAATTTCTGTACCCGGTGATTTGGTTTCTAAGCTTTTTGCTCAGGCCAACCCACTTCGTGCAGAAATCCTCCTTCCTGTGTTCGCTTTCGAACTCAGGGATCTGCCAGGCATGATCCGCCAGCTCGGGCGCTTCAACCTATTAGCACCGAAGAACCGTCCTGGACGAGGAGACGCAAGTCTCCCAGCCAAGATGTGGCTATCGGGCAATTTCGGTTGGGCACCTCTGGTTTCGGATCTTAAAAAGTTAGTCCTCTTTTCCGACTCTGTCGCAAAGCGAGAGAGGGAGTTTGAGAGGATTCACTCCAAAGGCGGAACGACTAGAAAGATGACGTTATACACCTACTCAGAACCGGCTGAAAGCAGTTTTACTGTCTCAGCCGGTAATGTAAATCGGAGTATACCGCTCGAGGGCACTGCCAGCGTGAGAGTTTGGGGGACCGTAAAGGTTAAGCCTAAGCTCCTTCCTTCTGGTCATCCGATTAGCAGACCCACACCGCAAGCGGTGCGACGTGCTATCCTGGGTTTAAACCAGGCTAACATAGCTGCTAACGTATGGGAAGCTCTACCGTGGTCATGGCTCGTTGATTACTTTTTCAACGTCGGTGACTACATAGACTCCCACTCCGGTGGTCGTGAGTATACCCTTGACGGGGCATGCATCATGACACACCAGATCTTGGAAATCGAATCTAAGCCCTTTACGGGCACCCCTGATGCTGATGGTAATACCATCACCATTTCGGGAGGTAAAATTAAATCCGAATCCAAGTCTCGTACGCCGGTGTTCAATACACCCCTTCCTAATTTCCGGTTGTCCCCGTTAAGTGGACAACAACTGTCGATCCTTGGCTCTCTTGCTGTGTCAAGGCGATAAACCTTAACCCAGCTTTGAAAGCTCAAGGAGTAAACGATGTTTGCAAATACAATCACCCTTACCGTCAACGGTGCCGCAAAAGTTCTGACGCGTATCAACCAGGATAACTACGGATCTGAATATCGCCTTGTCGGCGCAGCAGACCGTTATATCCTTAAGATTCGCCATTCGACGACAACGTCGAATGGTGCTAAATTCGACCAGCACAACGTGATGGTTGAGTATAGCACAACCCCTGCACTGCCGGCGTTGCCTGTCGTTATGACAGTCTCGACGACACTACGGGGCCAGATCGGCGCCGCTCCTCCTGCACTCGCTTTCCTTAGCGATGCACTCGGAGTTTGGGTGGCTGCCAATTCGGCAGCAATCTGCCAGGGCGATAACTAACCGTTATTAGCCCAAAGCAGGCTGTTTGTATTTGACAAGCAGCTGTAGATGAACAACACGAAAGGTGTGTCCATGAAAAGCTACATACAAACGTTTACTGAACTGTACGATGCCCTTGCAAAGGACATCGTATCTCAGTACCCATCCATCAAGAGTGAGATGGAAAGAGATTTATCTCGCCTCCATTTTGCGCTGACCGAAGAGGGTGGATCGTTCATCACGATTACCCAACTCGACCAGTGTGCTTACTTTCGTAAGTCACTCGCAGTCGGAGCAATGCTCGACTTGCCATCTAAGCCCAGGCCTCGCGGCTTTGGGCGCAAGTCGTCCGTTGATGCCAGACCCTCATACCTATGGGGTCTCCTGGCTACTATCTTCGATGAAGATGGAAAGCTTCTGACTGATCCGGATGTCACCGCCATCGCCTTCGTCCATCAGTGGTTACTGATGGCGAAGAAATTGGAGGCTGACTGTGAAGAGAGCCGCACGGAAGCGACCCTCTCCGAATTCCTCGCCATTGAGGCAAGGATGCCGGATCATCATCCTGGCACTTGGGATCTTGACGATCCTGACTGGGCCAGACGGGTTGGACATCCCCTATGGGGACGTTCTGTATCCCGTATTCAAGAGACTCTTGGAATCTTTCCAGGAACTCCTGAAGATGATGTAGACTGGGATCTTTACCGCCAAATCTGCGACCGTATTTCTACGGTCATTGGCGTTTTCGACCCTTGGTCTGCACGTCCGAAGCATGGTCCCGGGGCTGTAGCAGACGTTGGCAACCCGCTGAAATATGATTTCACGAGTTGGCCGCGTAAGCTGCAGCAGTACTTCCCATGGGATTTCTTTGGCAGTCATGATTTCGGTCTAACCCAGCGTATGCTGGGCCGAGAGCCTGATAGCCGTGAATTCCCTTCGGTTGTCTTATGCGTCCCTAAGACGCAAAAGGGTCCTCGCATCATCTGCAAGGAGCCGATTGCGCATCAGTGGATGCAGGGAGCTGTGGAACGTTTCCTCGTTAAACGAGTCAACGACACCGCTCTTAGCTTATCAATCTCGTTCAAGGACCAATCTGCCTCTCAGCAGATGGCTCTTGACGCTTCTCACGAAGGTGAGCTGTCTACTGTCGACCTTTCGGCCGCCAGTGACAGGATAAGCACTAGACTTGTAGAATATCTCTTCAGCAAGGAGGGTGAGACCTCACTGCTAGATGCTCTACACGCGTCACGGTCACGATGGTTTGTCCTATCCGGACAATGCTATCGTTTCCGCAAATTCGCGCCGATGGGGAGTGCTTGCACTTTTCCGATCCAGACAATACTCTTTTTGTCCTTCGCGCTGCTTGCAGTTCTGCAAACACGCGGAAAACACGCGAGAGAATGGATGGATGTGCTTCCCGAGATCAGAGTCTTTGGTGATGATATCATCATCCCTACGGACTCAATACCGGTACTATACGCTGCTTTGTCTTCTGCTGGCCTTAAGGTCAACGAAGACAAGTCCTTTTCCACCGGTCTCTTTCGAGAGAGCTGTGGTATGGACGCATATGCAGGTTGGGATGTTTCACCAGCCTACATTAAGCAGTTGTACAGTTCATCGAACCCGTCATCCCTTCAGGCAGTAGTGGATACTGCCAATAACTTCTTTGCTAAAGGTTATTGGCACACTGCTGCTGCCCTGATAAAGACAGTTCCCATGGCGGAGCGTAAGCTCCTACCAATCAGAGACATTCGTGTCTTTGAGGGCGACAAAGGAGACGGGGCCGTATCACTTAGCTCTTTCTGCGGTGATGATCATTCGCACCTTTCTTCAAGGTTCAACGAAGATCTTCACAGGATTGAGCACTCAAGCATACTTCTCAGCACGAAAAGTACGCGTGAGGTGAGTGACGGCGCAGCCGGCCTTATCCAATTCTTCACTGAAGAACCGGAACCTGATTCGAAATATGAATCGGGACAGGTACGGCGATCGACGGCCAGGAAAAGTCGTCGATGGGTCTAGGGGTAACCCTAGGAGGATCCTCAATTCCAAAACCCAATCTCTAAAGGGTTGAAGAGGAGAGGTCTCGAGTGAGT